ATTACGTCCTCTACCAATGCCAGCCATCTGGTCAACGTTAACTGTAGTATCAAGAGGCATACCTTCCAAGTAACCTTGCTTAGCAAAGCTAATGCCTTCGCCCATGCCTTCAAAGAAACCTTTAATCATTCCATAGGTTTCACCAAACTTAACTTTATTCCCAGGAACCAAACCAAGTATTGCTCTCTCTGTTACAATCAAAGGAGCTTTAACAAGAGCAGACAACAAGTTAACAGCAGGAGTACCAAGAGCAGACACGTAAGAGTTAATAACTAACTCTGCCATCTTGTCTTTCCATCCTGGCTCTTTAACTACATTCTTTGTTAGCTGAGTACGCATGTTTACTTTTGTACCAGCAGGGACATTCATATTATCAATCTGAGTCAGCCCATCAAAGTAGGCATCAATGGCTTTCTTACAATCGTCAGATACTTTTAGCACTTAAAGCCTCCAAGATAATTGGGAAGTTGTTTGTTAGCATCCACAAGTTTCTTTAGTTCTTTTTGATATGCCAACGCACGACCAAGGTTACTCGAGTTACCCTCAAGCGATGCAAGCAAAGAAGCTGCTCTGCTCATCTGCGATTGCAAGACAGCATACGCCTCATCACTTCCCAGTTCTTTAGCTACTCTAGCTAATTCTCTACCATTGTGTAATTCATTAATGGCTCTTGCGGTTGCCTTAGTCGCTGAAGAAAGAACTTCAGGTGGAAGCAACTCTTCTACTTTACGATTAATCAATGCATCTAATGCTACCTCTTCAGGTACAGCATCTTCTGAGATCTCTTTAAATGTTTTACCAGTCTGTCTCTCGTACTTTAACCTGCCTTCAAGAGCACCATAGATTTGCTCAAGGACATCTGTGTCCTCCATGTTCTTGGTCACTAATACTTTTACATTCTGACCAGAAAAAGGATTAGAAGGATCAACCATTCTCTTAAACTGCTCAGGTCTGATGTCAGCCATGCGAACAGCAGAGGTAGTCAAGTAATCTCTGTAGTCTCCTGTTCTCTCAGCAGTAGACAGAGCATCGACAGACAATGCTCGAGATGGTGCAGCATCCACAGCAGCAGATGTTAAAGCTGCTTCCTGTTGTTGTAATGCTTTGGTTATTTGCTTGTCTGGGTCTGCAGCTTCAATAGTATCAGCAGCACCTCGAAACAATGCTGCAAGCTTATTATCAGTTACTGTTTCTGCAGTCTGACGCAACACTGCAACAGGGATAGGATCATCATCTTCATAACGAGACAAGATACTATCAACATACTTTTGATCTGCCTCTGGTGCTTTAGCAAGCAACGAAGGTAGGGACTCTGTAGGTTCTAGTTTAGGTAGCTCAGCTTCAATCTCTTCCCTAGTCTTAGGTGCAGGACCAGTACCAACATCTACCTGTGCAGAAGACTTAGCTGCTTTCTGTGCGAGATAGCCGACACCACCACCAAGGACAGCACCAACTGTACCACCTAAAGCAATGTTAGTTAGACGAGAATCATCAAACTCTTCGTACACTGGCTCGACTGCACCAGTAGCTGCACCAAACAATCCAAGGTTCAGTGCTCCTTTGGTTACAGTCTTAGCACCAATACCAACTAAGTTAGTAGGATCTGCTACAGCACCAGCAATGTATCCAGTTATTCCAGACACTGGATTCTGATCGACACCAATTCTAAACTCACGCTCTCGCTCGAGATCAGTTAGTTGTTTCTTTGTCGTATCAGCCAAGCTTGTACGCTGTGACTCAGGAGACAAAGGACTACCATTCATCCAATCTAGTGGATCACCATAGTCAGGAGTAGGAGCAGACTCTGTAGCACCTACATCTATTCCAGATTTCTTTAGAAGGTCAGCACCACCACGAATTAAAGCAGTGGCTCCACGCTCTGCGCCTCTAGCAAATGTTTCTCCTGCCCCCATCTCCCGCATCTGTCCTTTGAAGATATCTTCCTCAATAGCTTTTTGGATATCTTCTTCAGACATTGAGTCAGGAAATGTTACTTTCCCGTATACTGGTATATTAACTACAGGCATTATTTTCCTTTAACTAAACCTTGACCAGGGACATAGTTCCATTCTCCTGCGTTAACAGGAGCAGAAGGTGTAGCTGCAGCATCAGGAGTAGTATTAATAGTTCTTACATCAGAAGGATTCTTTTTGTTAATAGCTAGGATTGAAGTAGTTTCTCCTGCTGGTCCTTTAATAACTTGATACTCGTATGCGCTACCAAGGTTAGCAATCTGTGCATCAATCTGTCTGATCTGTGCTTCAGTAAGCCTACCTTGCCTAGCCTCTTTAGCAATGTCAGCTTGTAATCTTTCTTTATCAATCTTAAGTCTTTCTTCCTGAATAGCAACCCCACGCTCAGCACGAGACTCAGCACTTGCAATTCTAGCAGCTTCGTTGGCTTTCTGAGCAGACATCATTGCTTGCTCATTCATACCAGCAGCAGCAAATGTGTTTGCTAGTTCTCTGTAAAACTCAGGAGTAGTTTGATCATTAGGATGCATTTGAGCTACAGCAGAATAAATTCCCTGTACTGCAGATGCTTGCTCTAGCCTTGGATCTTTAACACCAAAGGCAGTACCAATAATATTACCAAGAGCTAATCCCATACGCTCATAAGGAGATTGAGCAGTAGAGAATTGTCCTTGTAGGTTTTTTAAATATTCTTGTCTAAGATCACCAGCAGTGGGACCAAAGATACCAACTCCAGTTGTAGGTGTCATCGCCATGTTTATTCCTTATCTCTTAAACCAACCTTGAGAACCACCATATAACATGGTTCCTGCTTGCATCAAACCAGACAAGAATTGTGCATTAGCAGCAGAGGCAGCTTGTTGTCCTTGGAACCTAGTCTGTGCAGCTTGTGATAAACCAGAACCAAGCAGGTTACCAGCAGCACTTCCAGCTTGTGCTTGAGCACCGCCTAATTGCATACCAAGTGTAAATGGTTGTTGTCCTAATTCTTCAATCGTACCTGCAGTACCAAGATAAGTTTGCAAAGGAGCAAGTGCTTGTGTTGGTATTGAATATTTTGCACCTAATATATCTGAACCAAGACCAAACAAACTACTACCAAATTGAATCTGTTGCTGTGCTGCTTGATCTGCCGCAGCAGCCAGTGCTAGATCTTGCTCACGCCTTGCTTGAGCTAAACTATAAAGTTCTGGTTGACCAACATCACCAACATTTAAACCAGCCCGCCCACGACCAAACACACTGGATGCTAAACGTTGCTCTTCTCGTTGACGAATAGGATCAAGCAATGCAGTTTGCTGGCTAATAAACCGTTGTCTTACAGCCTCTGGAGAATCTCCAAGGTACTGCTGCCCAAGACTAAACAAACCACTTGCAGCCCCTCCTAAAGGCTCTGCTGCTGTTTGTGCTTGTTCAGCTTGACTAAGAGCACCACCAGTCAAACCAAAGATTCTATCCTGTATTGCTCGTAGTTGTGGATCTACTGTGTAACCAGCAGCAGTAACACGAGGAAGCCCAGAGACAGGATCAATCTCTTCGGTAAACTGAGAAGTACCAAATCGTGTAGAGATACCCACTGGTCTAAAAGCAGCAGCGTATCCTGCTTGTCGAGCAGCTTCAGCCTGTTGCGCTGCAGCAGCATTAGCAGCGGCTGCTGTTTTTTTAGCACCAGTAAATGGTTCAAGAACACTACTAACTATGCCACCCATTATTTGCTCCTAATATAAATATCGGCTATGTTGCCATCAACAGTGTTACGATGTTCAAGGAAATTAAAGCCGATAATTTTACCAAACTTAGCTAGCTTGGGATCATCAACTACTATTGCATATAAATCTTGATTAAGTAAATGTTGCAGTAAATCTAAATGATAAACATAATTTCTAAATACATTTGCAGTCCATCTATTTACATCAGTATGAAACCACCAAGTATCATCCCAATATTCTAAATACAGAATATAATCTTCTCTATTAACTACTGGTACTTTCATTACAGCTTCATAATATATGCTAGTGCATAGTATGGTGGCAGGTTAGCGTTGGTTCCACTAGAACCAGTAGATGCGTTAGTGGTTGAAGTAGCAACAGTGATTCCTGTGGTGTTGCTTACCACACCGTTACTAATAGTTCTAAACGACCCACGACCTTCAAGATCAGGCCATGAGAATGTTGTACCATCTTTACCATAACCAGAAAGATTATGTGTATGACCAGGGTCAGTAACAGTAGAGGTGGATGTAGCAGTGTGCGTATGTGACACCACAATGGCATCAGCAGAACCACCAGTGGCATCTACAGCATAGGTACTACCAGCACCTACAACAAACCTATTGCGAAGGTCTGGAGTGCCATTAGAGCCATTACACAATGCCCATCCACTAGGAATAGAAGCAACAGATCCTGACCAGAGGATGATGCCGCCAGTAGGAAAGGATGCTGCTACAGCAGTGGTAACAAATGCAGTGGTAGCAATCTGAGTATTATTAGTTGCAGCAGAAGCAGTAGGTGCTAGTGGTGTGCCAGTAAAGGTAGGGCTGTTAGTGTCTGCCTTACTAGCAACTGCAGAAGCAACTGCTGTTAGTTCAACATCGATTTCTGTGCCTTTAATGATTTTACCTGCATTACCTGAAGGTAAAGAATCTTTAGCAGTAAAGTTAGTAGCCTTTACATAGTTACTCATATTGTCTTTCCTTGCTTAATGTATACATCAATTTTCTGAATAGATAAAGGATTACCATCAATGTCTGCTTCTAATCCTACTTGTAAGACAGCACCTGCGCCACCTACATTAACAACAAATCTATCTAATACAATACCACCAGAGTATTCAGCAATGTTATATTCACCTATTCCATACTCATAAATAGTAGCAGCATCTAATACTTTAGTTGTTGCTTTGTAGTTTTCAGTATAATCAAATCCAAACTTAATAGCTAGTTCTTCTTCTGATCCACCAATAACTACAAATCCAATCTTCTTTAATACTTTAATATTAGTTGGCTGTTCAAAATCAAAGTAGTTAGTAAAGTATTGAAAGCGATAAGTGCTTCCATTATCAGTATGTCCAAAGTATTTACCTACATATCCTTCTTTACCTATCAACAAAAGCTTAGCTGTTGTAACACAAAAAGCTTTAGGTTTAATACTATCCCAAATAGTTACTCTTGCTGATCCGTCTTGCAAAGGTGCTCGAGTGTCGAAGCAATATACAAAACCAGTAGCAGGAAGACTAAGAAGATAAAAAGCATCTCTATCATAATACACTGCCTTTATGTTTGCAAAAGTTTCAGACGATACGTTTGACATTAACTCGTCACGAACATTCTTTGATACATCTCTAAATGGTAGTGACTTTTCTTGAATGACTCGCTGTAAACTACGAACACCAGCATCAGACAAAAACATAATATCCGTACCAGTATTAACAATTGTATCTCTACCAATACAACCAACATTAGGTATAAAATCAGCAAGTACTAATTCAGTAACATCAATTGGATTAGCATAAATAGCAATGTTATTACGACCAAATATAATTAAAAATCCATTATGAGCAGCTAAGCCTACAATCTGATCGTTATTTGGAAAGACTGAATTAATACTAATAGATCCTGAATCACCACCACTAAAGTCAGAACCATCAAGTAGTCTACTAAAGTAAACAGTTTGTCTGTCTCCTACAATGTCTGACATCCAGATTCTACCATAGGCTGCTAATGCACAGTTAGGTTTAAAATCTGAAGTAGTATACCCAGGTGGTAATGTACCTACATCACCTAGTTGTTGGAAACCAAATGTACCGCTATCGTGATCGTGTCCGCTACCACCTGACACAGGTAGCTCATGATAAACTAAAACAGGATGACCAGTTTGAACCAAGTAAGCGTGTGGCTCAGCATCAGTACCATCACCAAAAGGGATAGCTGCAGCTTGCCAGTTGTTACCAGTTATAGTATAAGTAGCATTACCAGAGTTATCTGCATTACGAACTAGCTTTTGAGTAAGCGAAGTAGTACCTGTAAATAATTTATTGTTACCTGCACTAATAAGCGTAGTATCTGAAGCACCCACCAACTCAAATAAAAACTCAATAGGATTACTACCAAGATCAGTAGAAGAACTATTGAGTGGACTCCAACCACGCCTAGCCCCAATTCTACCGTATTTATCAATGACACAGTTCTGAGCCTTTAATGCAAAACCACTAGATAATTGAATACTAGATTCTTGAGTATTTAACCCAAGAAACCCAGGAGCACCTACTGTACCTGATACAAGAGGTTTAGCCATTAATTAGAAACCCAAACAATTTCTTCAGGATACCTGTTAGCTTCAGCAGCAATATGATCTGCTAAAGAAGTTTGATATAGTTGATATGCTTCTGAAGAAGCAATACCTTGATCTTCTCCACGCTCTGCTAATGCTTTAGCGTAAGCTAAAAAGATAACTGGTTCAGCAGGTACTTTAATTTTAGTAGAGTTAGCAGATAGTGCAGCTTGTGGTTTAATAACGTTAAAGTAAATATTATATGTAGTGTCAGGTATAGGATACAAATCTACTTGAGTATCTCCATTATCATCTACACCATTAAAGTTATAAAACTGAGGAGGACCAGCCGATGCTCCTAAGTTAAGAAACCTATCGTTCATTGTGGACGTAGGCATGTACTCTAGAAACCAATTACTTTCTGAATTGATAACGTCAATAACTCTAAACCTTTGACCAATACCAGTAAGAACATAGTTAAACAAACTAGCAGAAGCAGTAACTGTAATGGTTTCTGACAAAGCGTTCCAGTTATAAGCATCTTCTACTTGACGCTTAGAGTCATTAATATACTTACCAATAAGTTTAGAGTAAGCATTGTCAGTTACTGCAGTGACTTCATCTTCACGCAGTCTGATAAGCACATCGTTTACAAGTTCTAAGTAGGTCATAGTATATTATACCATAAATTTAATTGAAAGTCAATACTTACCATTTAACTTTATCTGCCCAGTATGCAGCAGACATCTTACCTTTGGCTATATTCTGTGCGTGTCTGGCTTTGAAAGAGGCTTGACGTTTAGTTGGTTGCTTATCTCCAACAACACCTTGTTGCCCGAACCTTATAGTTTTTACTTTGTCACCCTCTTTAGCCACCACAACGTGGGACTTAGTAGGATGATTAGGTGTCCTCTTTGGTTGGTTAAACCCAGATACACCAGCACGTTCAAGTCTAGAATCTTTTTTCATTTCTTTTTCTTCTTCATTCCAGCTTTAGACATAGCAATAGCAATGGCTTGCTTCTGTGGTCTACCAGCTTTCATCTCTGTCTTGATATTCTCAGAGATTACTTTCTTTGATTTACCTGATTTGAGTGGCATTACTTCTTCCTTTTCTTAGCAGTTTTAGCAGACTCTTTAAAAGCCTCTGCAGTAGGTGCGCCTTTGCTACCAACCTTACGCATCTTCTCACCAGAACCAGCAGCGATACGCTTTCTCTTGGCATTGATGTTGGCATAGAGTCCTGGTTTAGTAGCCACGCTTTACCTTCTTCTCTTTCATGTTACCAGATTTCTTCATGCATTTACCTGCTTTCTTACACTTAGCAGGGGTAGGACATCCAGGGCAAGGTTTAAATTCTTTCATAATTACGCTCCATGAAATTGAGTTGCTTGGTTAGGAACTAACTCTACAGTAAAAATATAAGTAACACTGCTTGTCCCAGACTGAGAGACTCTAATTTGATCTCCTTCTTGTAATACTACTTCTGCTTGGTTAAGTAATACATAATCACCAGCACCTAAGTTCTTACCGCTAAGTACTAAATATTCTACATTGGCTGAAGCATCATACCAATACACTGAAGGAGTATTAGTACCAGCAGTAGAGATTACATAGGCTAACTGCCACAGACCAGTATTCTTAACTGGAATAGTATATAGAGTATCTTTAGCTGTGGTGGTCTTGGTAGACGCTACGCTAATCTTCCTTGACATTTTTATCCTTGCCTAATATCTTCTGTACAGTTTCTGTTTCGTAAATTCTTATGGAAGTCCACACAATAGTAAATATAGCAGCGATGCTTGGTAGCACCTGTGCCAATGTACCAACTACAGTAACTATTGAAACAGCATCACCAACATGCTTTGCTGATTCACTCATGTGTTCCATTGCCATTTACTATTCTCCGTCTGCTGGTTCTGGGACACCGCCTTCAGAGACCCACTTCAAATACTCGGCGTAGTCGGAATTTTGCTCATCCATTGGGATGAAGGCGTTGTCGGACAGGCGTTGCACTTGATTTGTAATTTCGCCTGTTGCTTGGTTTTTAATTAACTTGTACATAACCAATCCTTATAGTTCCGCAGATACTGTGTAGGCATACGCAATACCAGAGCAAGACTGTAAATACTTTTGAGCAATGATATTGCTTTCACTCGCAATGATTTGATTTGGAGTTACATTATCTGTATAAGCCCCAACTCCACTTAGAGTTGAAAATTTTCCAGAGTTGCCAGCCTTGTCGTAAACAGTAGCAGTAGGAGATGCTCTCATTGTTACTTGAAAACTAGCGCATCCGTTTGCAATTGAATTGACTGCGGCATAACTCCAAGCAGCGTTAATTAAACTTTTTGCATCTGCCGAAACCGCAGTTCCGGGGGCAACGCTGTATTCATAAGATTTTTGATAGTAGCGCTGGCAAAGCATCAACTCAGTCCCATAAGGTCTGGCTACAAAAGTGCTTGTCTCCACTCCCTGAACAAGCATCACCTTGTTGAGGTTGCCAAGGTCGCTAGTAAACTTGAGCCATAGGTTGTTAGACCCAACGCTTGCAATCGTAATAGTCCCGCCCTTAGAGATGCTGGTGTAGGACTCAGAACCCTGACCACTAGCCGCAGCAGTATTGAGCGAGTAACCGCAAGTAGAAGACCCCTCCCAATTCAGCACATAAGTGGTGGCTCGTAGGTTGTTGTTCTCTACGCCCTGCAACAGGTTCGTGCCGTCGTAGTACCAGCGGTCAAAGTTATACGCACTTGATGTAGTTGTGCGAGTAGCAGCACCACGCTGGTTGATTGTGAACTCTGGGTTAATGACTAGATTCGTTGGTGCAAACCCCGAGCCATTGATGTCAGATACTACTAATGAGCCAGCCATTAAATGCTCCTCGCAAATTCTCCGTGGTATTTCGCACGGGCTTCAATTGCCACAAGTTCGGCAAGGTCAAGGTCATCAAACAATTTAGAGAACACCCTCTTTTTATTGGCCTGTATCTGAACTGACCACTTCTGGTGAGGCTTGCTCCAGCACACATTCTTAACGCCAGACTTGTTATTTGACTGTGGGCTTTTGTTCATGTTGTTTGTCGAGTGGTTAGCGGCCCTCAAGTTTTCAATTCGATGATCTTGTGGGTCGTTGTTAATGTGGTCTACAACCTCGGGCCACTCCCCCGTGTGCATACAGTAAATAATTCTATGAACGCAGTAGGCTTTCTTGTCTATCATTACAGAGCCATAGGCCCCAGAAGACTTGCATCCAGCCTCTTTGCCAATCAGGTTTTTAGACTTGTTGGTGTTGATCTTCCAGTAAATCTTGCCGTTGCGGTACTCAAATGCCTCGTTGAACCTTTGCTGAAGGGTCATGCTATTGATCGTGGCGGTGTTACCACCATTGGCATCTAGTATTGCGTTAACAGATAACTGACTCATGCTAATTGCTCCTCAGTTGGTCGAGGCAATGTTGGATGTTCCCACTTGGCGATGTAGTCACCTCTGCCATCACTATCGTTCTGCAAGGTAATAACAGTCAGGAAGTCCTGTTGCTGAAGTTCAGGATAGAGAGCCATGATTTTGTCGTATAAAGTCATTATGCCGCCCTCGCTAAGAAACCAGACATAAAGTTAGTAGTTCCAGAAGCGGCAGTAGCCGCTAATGTGCCAGTACCTTGAAGCTGCAAATAAAGTTCCAAATAATCTGTAGAGCCGTTCATATATACCAGCGTTGAGCCAATATAGGCTTGATTGCCGCTAAAGTTGTTAACTGCATTATATTCGTACACACTTCCATTTTTGTACAAAGCGCCAACAAAATTAGTTGTTGTGCTAGTAGTTGTTCCATAAACCCCATAGTTAATTTGGTAGTACCCTTCAACAGTAGGTGTAAATCTGTAGTTAGTTGTTGAATCGAAATTGCTATTTGTATCAAACCGTTCTGTATTTAATGCTATTTTTGTGTAGACAGTTGATGTAAGCGTTTGAGAGGTTCCTTGATAAGCACTAAACGCTGGACCAGTCCCTGCAAAGGTTGACCCAGTAGTGATGATCGTCCCCGTGTTATCAGGGAGTGTCAGCGTCCTGTCTGTTGAGGTATTAGGGGCCGCTATGGTAAAAACGGCACTGCCTGAAGCGTTAGGAGATAAAGCAATCTTAGACATTTCTGCCTCCATACTTCTTAATATATTTTATAGCATTGCTCATAATCTCAGGAGATTCCTTTAAGTTTTCTATAGCCAAGTTACAAGGCGTACACAACAATCCTCTAACTTTACCTGTAGCATGGTTATGGTCTACACATAAAGAAGGAAGTTGGTCATAACAGATTTCACACTTACCTTCTAAAGCTTGATATTTTTCTTTATACTGTTCATATGTAATGTCAATACCAGCTTTCTTCCAAACTTGCTTTCTATACTTTTTCTTACCTTTATCAGTCTCTCTAATTTTTGCATCAATACTTCTTTGACATTCTTTACACCAGGGTCTTACTCCTATAGGTCTGTCGTATCTTTTTGTAAACTGATCAATTGATTTATCTACTTTACATTTAGAACAAACTTTACTTTGCATGCGTACCAGTACCGCTTGCGTTGCCCGATAATGCAATCTTGCTCATGCTTGCGCTCCTTCTAGTGCAGCGATACGGGCTTCTAGTGCGTCATTCTTTGCTGAGAGTTCTTGGATGCACTTCATCAGCGCATACTGAAGGTCGGTCTGGTAAATCGACAGGCGCACCTTAGAACCGTCTTTTTCAGACGACCAATCTGATTCCTTTACCAATTCAGGCGCAACCTCTTGCACATCTTGGGCTACGACACCTAGCGTCAACCCTGGATCATCTTCTGACTGATCTATGTAATTGAATGTCTGAACAGGGATGGAG